ACCTGCGAGACGGGGACGTTCGCGCTGAGTGGCGGCAGTCCGCAGCTCGCAAAGAGCTATGTGCTGGGCGCCGAGGCCGGATCCCTCGCGCTGACCGGCAACCCGGCAACCCTTGAGCACAACGTCCGGCTTGATCCCGTCGTCGGCACCTTTGCTCTGACAGGCGGCGAGCCGGCTCTGGTCCGCAGCTATTACCTCAGCGGCGGTGCTGGCACCTTCACCGAGACCGGCCAGCCTGCCACGTTCCGCCGCACCTGGGCTATCCAGGGCGGTGTTGGCACGTTCACGCTTGCTGGCAACCCGGCCAGTCTGACCGAGCTGGGTGCCTACGAGATCGATCCGATTGTTGGGTCGTTCTCGCTCTCTGGGCAGTCGGCCACGCTGGCGCAGAGCCGAAGCTTTGCCGTTGATGCGGGTTTGTTCAGCCTTGCTGGCAACCCGGCAACGCTCAGGCGCAGCTATGTCCTGGCTGGTGGCACGGGCGCCTTCGCTCTAACAGGGCAGCCTGCCGCCCTTGCCGACACCGATCGACTTGAGGCAGCTGCGGGCACGTTCGCCTTAACGGGCAATCAAGCGACTTTCGTGCGCGGCTACGCCCTAGCCGCGGCCACCGGCACCTTCTCCTTCACCGGTAACGCTGCAACCTTGCAAGCCCAGGCGGCGCTTCAGCTCAGCGCAGCCACCGGCGTATTCACCCTGGCTGGGCCGCCGGCGTCACTGCTTGTCGATCGAGCTGTCCTAGTCGACACAGGAGCCTTCGCGCTTACCGGCGGCAGTGTTGCGTTTGCAGCAGGCCGCACCCTGCTTGCTGCAAATGCTGCATTCTCGCTGTCTGGCCAGTCGGCTTCCCTGCTTTACGGCCGAGCGCTGGCAGTCGACGCCGGCCTGTTTGCGCTCACCGGCAACAGCGCGGCGCTTGCCAAAGCAGGCAATCTCCAGCTGATCGTCGACACAGGGGAATTCATCCTGACCGGCTTGTCAGCCACACTCGCCAAGACAAGCACCGCTCGCCGCCGCAACGTCCTGATCTTCTAGGAATGTCCCGGAATTGCCCGCGCCCTGCCCCGCTGTATGCAGTTAATCTGATGTCATGACCAAGCGCGAAAACATCCTTGCCGCCATTCGTTCGGCGCTGACTGGTACCACCGGTGTCAGTACGCGGATCTATCGCAGCCGGGTCGAGCCGATGGCAAGGCAGGAAAGCCCGGCGATTGTGGTCGAGCCGCTTAAGGACAAGGCCGAGCAAAACACCAGTCTTCCAACCCTGGACTGGAGCCTGCTGGTGCGGGTGGCTGTCGTGATCCGTGCGAACGTTCCAGACCAGGCCGCTGATCCGGTCGTGGAGTCATTGCACGCCAAGCTGATGGCAGACCTCACTCTTGGCGGTCTGGCCATGGATATTCAGCCCATTCAAGTAGAGTTCCAAGCAATAGAGGCTGACGTTCCTGCTGGTGTCGTCATGTGCGACTACCTTGTCAGGTACAGAACCTCTGTCGACAATCTCGGAGCCTGATGATGGCAATCACAGTCGATGAATACCATGGCCAAGGAGGGTCGTATCTAATCGATCCGAAAACCGGCAAGCGGAAGCCCGTAGTGCAAGAAGCGGCGCCGGCCAGCTCCACCCCCAACTCTGAGGTAACCAGCGATGCCGCTCCTGACACGCAAGCGCCTGATTCTGGCAAAAATTGAGTCGACTTACGCGACCGATTCGTCTCCGGCCGGTACTGACGCCATTCTCGTTCGCAACCTGGACATCACGCCGATCGAGGCTGATGTCGTCAGCCGCGACCTGATCCGCCCCTATCTGGGCAACTACGACCAGCTGCTTGCGCAGACCCGTGTCTCCATCACCTTCCAGGTAGAGATGGCTGGATCTGGTACTGGCGGCACCGCTCCGAAGTTCAACTCGCTGCTTCGCGCCTGCGGCCTGGCTGAGACCCTGCTGGCTGCTCCGGTCACCGGTTCTGCCGTGGCAGGCGCTGCTGGTTCGATCACCCTGGCTGTCGGCGCCAGCGCTGTGGATGATTTCTACAACGGCATGGTCATCTCGATCACCAGCGGCACCGGCAGTGGAAGCTCCGGCATCATCGTCGACTACGTTGGCAGCACCAAGGTTGCCACTGTGCAACCGATCACGACTGCCTTTACTCCTGCAGCCTCAAGCGGCTACAGCATCGCTGCCAACGCTGGCTACAAGCCCGTGAGCAGCAGCTTTGAGTCGGCCACCATCTACTTCAACAACGATGGCGTGCTGCACAAGGCCACTGGTTGCCGTGGTTCCTTCAGCCTGAATGCCGAGGTGGGCCAGATCCCGACCATCGATTTTACGATGACCGGCATCTACAACGCTCCGACCGACACCGCCGCCCCTGCAGTCACCTACACCAACCAGGCGACGCCGCAGATCTTTAAGGCCGGCAATGCCAGCGCCTTCAGCCTGCTGGATTACAGCGGTTGCCTGATGTCCTGCAGCTTCGACATTGCCAACGAGATCGTTTACCGCGAGCTCATTGGCTGCACCAAGTCGGTGCTGATCACCAACCGCGCCCCCAGCGGCACGGCCGTGATCGAGGCGCCTACCATCGCGCAGAAGGACTACTTCTCGATTGCCAACAACGACACCACCGGTCGCCTGTCGCTGCTGCATGGCACGACTGCCGGCAACCAGGTCGGTATCGTGGCCAGCAAAGTCGACATCGCCAACCCCACGTATAGTGACAGCGACGGCATCCAAATGCTGAACCTGCCTTACGTGGCCATCCCCACCGACGCAGGCAACGACGAGATCAACCTCGTCTTCTCTTGATCCACGGAGCATTACTGCATGGCTTTCGTTCGCAAGAAGTCTTCCACTTTCAAGTGGCCTGTCACCGTCGAATTCCCCATCGATGGCGGCCGCTTTGAGAAGGAGACCTTTGATGCTGTGTTCAAGCGCATCGGCCGCTCTGAATTTCAGAAGCTGGTCGACAAGGGCGACACAGACCTGATCGAAGCCGTGATGGCAGGCTGGGAGGGCATGCAGGACGAGTCCGCCAAGGACTTGCCCTTCTCCCTCTCGGCGCTCCGGGAGCAGCTTGAGGATCCTTGCTGGACCCGCGGTGTGATCAGCGCCTACCTGAAGAGCCTTGAGGGCGGCGCGGCAAAAAACTAGAAGAGGCGGCCCGTTATTGGGCTGCCGCTGGAGAAAAGGTCTCCGATGGCACGAGCGAGGACGCTGCCCTAATGGGTATCGTCCTCCCGGAGCTAGAGGAGGAAAAGCCTGACGAGTTTGAGGTCTGGGACGAGAACTGGGACACGGTGATGATGTTCCTTCGTCTGGAGACTCAGTGGAACGTTGTGATGGGCGGCTTTACCGGCCTCAAGTACGAGGTGCTGCGGTGGATGTGCGACCTATACTCGGTGGAGGACCCGAAGGCGATGCTGGAGGGGATACAGGTCATGGAAGCGGCCGCCCTTCAGGAGCTGAACAAGGCAGATGACTGAATCGGTCGCACGGGTAAAGATTCTCGCCCAGATCGAGGGCCTAGAGGGCTTCGACAAGCTCAAGGGCGCGTTCAAGGGGCTGCAGACCGCGATCGGGCCGGCAGACAGCGAGCTGGAGAAAGCTCGGAAGTCGGTTCTTGAGTTTGGGAAGGCTGGGAAAGCCAGCGAGCAGGTTATTCAGGGGCAGATCAGTGCGCTGAAGGCACTGCAGGGGCAGGCGACTGTTGGTGGGACGGTTTATCGGCAGCTTGCCAAGGATGTGAAGGCGCTGGGCGGTGCCTATCAAGAGGCAGCCACCGGTGTAAAACAGTTCACTGATGCTCAATTAAAAAGTCAGATTGTCGGCTCAAAACCGAGCACTTTTGACAAACAAATTTCCGCTCTTCGGCGCGGACTACAGGATCTCAGTGTTTATTCTCGTCAGTACGCCGAGGCGTTGACTGAGATTCAGCGTCGGCAACTGCCGTTCAATACTGCACTTGGCCGGCAAAACGTCATTGCAGCTGCATCCGCTTACGCACAAGGCGGAAAGGGCGGCGCAGCCTTGCCTGAGCTGCCTAATACGAACGCAGCTCTCGCACAGCGAATCCAGGAAGTCACAGACCGCCTCGCCAACCTCACTAGAGGCAGTGAGTCGTGGCGCCAGGCTGCAAATGAACTAAGGCGGCTGAACAGCGAGGTTGCAAACGGCTTCCAGTTCATGGGCGCTGGCGCAGCCCAAGCGAAGGCGCGCCTTGAGGAAATGCGCCGGACCATGGCGGCGGCCGGCAGTGGTTTTGCCAAATGGTCTCAAAACCCCACTGCGCTCACCGACTCTGCGGCGGCCGAAGCGGCAATTCAGAAGTCGATCGAGCGCAACCGTCGGAAGCGTGGGGTTGCTGGAGCGCAGCTGTACGATTCTCCGATTGGGCCTCCGGAAGCGAGTGAGCTGTTCCGCAACATTGCCGGGATAGGCAATCAGACTGCTGCCAACCAGGCCCAGCTCATGGGGCGCAGCTACCAAGAGGTGGCAAACCGGATTAAAGAAGTTGGCCGGGCGTCCGATGGAAGTGTCAACAGCCTGCAGAGGCAACGCGCCTCATGGGAAGCATTGCGAAACTCCGTCGACGCAAACGGACGGGAATTCAGGGAGGCTACCCGCGAACTTGCGGCCCTAGACAAGCAGCTTGAGCGCACGCAGCCTGGCGGTCTCCGTGGCAAGATCGGCTACATCGGCCAAGGTATCGGCGCCGCAGCATCGGCTGGCATCTTCGGCGGGCCCGAGGGCGCTCTTGGTGGCATCGGTGGTGGTGCGATCGGCGCACTGCTCGGCGGTCCTGCTGGATTTGCTGCCGGCTCTTTTATCGGCTCTTCGGTTGGCGCTTATGCCGGCATGGGTCGCCAGGCGCTGGGTGGGTTCTCCACCTACGCCGCCGACATCAGCAAGCTCGAGATCGCGCTGAAGGGCGTCACCAAGACTCAGGACGAGTACCAGCGTGCGCTTGCTGCGTCGGCTTCTGTGACGCGGGACTTCAATGTCCCGCAGCTCGAGGCCACCAGGGGCATGACCCAGCTGTCGGCAGCTGTGATCGGCGCCGGGGGTAAGGTCGCGGACGCCGAGGTGGTGTTCCGCAATGTGACGGCTGCCATCAAGGCCAGCGGCGGAACGTCAGAAGACGTACAAGGCGCCTTGACGGCTCTTGGGCAGATCTTCTCGAAGGGCAAGGTTTCCGCTGAAGAACTGCAGGGCCAGCTCGGTGAACGCCTGCCAGGTGCGGTGACAATGTTCGCCAAGGCGACTGGCCGCACCCTGCCCCAGCTGCAGAAGGATCTCGAGCAGGGCGTGGTTGGCCTGGCCGACCTGATGAAGTTTGTGACTTCAGATCAGGGTCTTGGGCAGTTTGAGCAGCGGGCGAAAGACGTCGCCAAGTCAAGCGCTGATGCAGGTGCTCGACTGACTGCCACCTGGAACGACACGAAGCGTGCAATTGGGGAAGCGATTTTGCCGCTTGGTGCTCAAATTCAAGACTCGCTTGCTGGAGCGCTGAAAGCGGCCACACCGGCACTTGTAGAAATTGCGAAAGCCTTGGCTGGCTTCGTGAAGCTGATCGTCGACAACGCTGGAGCAATTGCGGCGATTGGCAAATTTGCCCTAACGCTTGGCGGCGCCGCGGTAAGCGTGAAAGCTTTTGGGCTTTTGCTTGGCCCTATTCAACAGGGGCTCGGACTGTTGGCAATGGCTTTTGGCAAAACAACCGCACAGGCGGTGGTTACCGAAGCGCGCTTAAAGGCATTTGGTGTAACAGCGAAAACCCTTGCTAGGTCTCTTGCCGCACCAATTCTCCTAACGGTCGGCATTATTGGCGCTGAAGTTGTCTGGAATTGGTTAAGCAGGATCAAGGAGGCAAAAGATCGCCTAAAAGGAGCGACAAGCGATATTCGCGGTGAAGCGTGGGTCAAGAGCATTGGCGGGGCGGCGCTTGACACGGAAGCGCTGACCAAGCAGGTTTCGGCAGCTGGCAAGGCATACCAGCTAGCCGCAGACAAGATCAAAGCTTACAAATCCGAGCTGAACAGTACTCCTTTTAAGCCTCGCAAGGAGTTCTTGCAGCAGCAAATCGCGGCAGAGGAGGCTGTTCTCAAGCTCGCGGAAAGCCGCTACAAAGCTGGCATCGAAGAGCTGTCTACTCGTAAGGGCGACAGGCAGCCCACCGGTCTCACTGATTTCTCTAATCCAGAAGGCAAAGATTCAGCAAAAGCAGCAGCCGACAAAGCCGCGCAAGACGCCGCCCGCCTTGCTGCTGAAGAGCAGCGTCTCAACGAAGAGACGGCAAAAGCTCAAATCGAGCTGAGCAAGACGGTCTTCAACAACCAGATCGAGCTGATTCGCAAGCGGTGGGATTACGAAGAAGAGCGCACGAGGCAGCAAAGAGATCTGTGGGCTGGCACATTTGAAGGCGTTCGCGGCGAGTCAGCACGTGCTGCAGTTGAGCTGGCGACGCGACTAGAGGCAATTCGTCGTCGTCTGCGTGAAGCGACCCTTGGTGTTGTCACCGCTGAAAGCAATGCTGGCTTTGCTCAGCAGATGGAGGCGGTCACGTCCCAAGGGCTTGGCGGACAGGGCGTGCCAGTCTCGTCCACTGCCATTGTCGCAAGAACCGGAAACACAGGCGACAGCACGGGAGCGCACCTTGACTTGCGCTGGGGTGATGGTCGACCCATTACGCGAGCCGATGCTGACAAGTATTTCTTGGTCAACGGCAAGGCGCCAAGCTCTTTTGGTGTCACCAGCCCTTATGGGCCGCGGAATCTATTTGGTCGCACATTCCACCGTGGCATTGACTTTGGCACGCCTGCTGGATCTGCCCTAAGCCTGAGGAACGGGGCCACGTTTGGCCGCAACCTTGGCAACACCGGCGCTGGCGGTTACGCCATTAAGGTCATGACACCGGAAGGGCCGATGAGGGCCCTTCATCTCATGGCAAACAGTGCCATGAGGGGGACTGGGATTGCCGCCCAGCAGCGCCGAGATGTCCGAGCCGAAGGTCGCGTTGGTAGCACAAGCGCCGAGGTCACTCAAGCAAAAGCGCTTCTTGATCTAGAGACCAAGCGCGCTGAAGAGGAAAAGAAAAACGCAATCGCTGGCTACGTTCAAGATCGCACTAAGGCCCTGCGTGATGAGGCCAAGGCCATGGAGCTTGGCAACGAGCTAGCTCTCAAGCGCATGGTTCTTGAGCAGTCCGGAATGCGCCCGGAGCTCATTAGCGCAGCAATAAAAATTGCAGAAATTGACCAACAACGCGCGGAAAAAACAGCACAAATTGCTGCCAACACTGAAAAGTTTCCCGAAAATGCAGAAGCGAATCGGCTTGAGCTCGAGGCTGTCAATGCGCAGTACGACCGCCAGATCGCTGCGGTTAACGCCCTCGCCCAAGCCCAAACCGCCCAAGGCGTCGCCCTCGCCAACTACGTCGGCCAGCTGAAGCAGCAGCTTGACCAGCTCACCAACATCGAGAACGTGCTGATATCCGTCAGCCAAGTTGTGGAGACTGAAATCTCCACGGCAATGTCTTCTGCCGTGTCAGCTGTTGTTACCGGCTCGGGCTCAATTAAGCAGGCGCTCAGCCAGATGTTCGCCAGCATCGGCCAGGCATTTGTAAAGATGGCCACCGACATCATCGCGAAGCAGCTGGTGATAATCACGCTGAACAGCATTGCAAAAATCTTCGGCAGCGCCGGCGGCTTCGGGTTCAGCGGCGCCGGCCCGGTCTCCGGCGCTTCTGTTTTTGGCGGAGGCCAGGCCGGGTTCAACCCAGCTGCATTCACTGGCGGGTTCTCCTTCGCCAAGGGCGGAGTCATGACGCCACGCGGCCCTGTTCCGCTGAAGCGCTATGCCCAGGGTGGCGTCGCCAATCGCCCCCAGCTGGCCCTGTACGGCGAAGGAAGCAAGCCGGAGGCCTATGTGCCACTGCCGGACGGTCGCCGCATCCCCGTGGCTCTGCAGGGGCAGGACAAGATGCGTGAGGTGATGGGTGCTGGTCCCGCGAAGGGCATGGGCGCTCCAGTGCTGAACATGAGCTTCCAGACCACCAACATCGGCGGCGTCGAGTACGTCAGCCGCGACCAGCTGGAGGCTGCCATGGCCGAGACCCGCCGCGCTGCTTCGCGTGATGGCGCCAAGCGTGGCATGAGCATGACTCTGGATAAACTGCAGCAGAGCCCATCGACCCGATCCCGTGTGGGGCTGCGCTAATGGCTGAGCAGTTTCCACCAATTAAGCCAAGCAATCGAAGCTTCAGGCTCGGCAACTTGCCGGTCAAGGTGTATCGGGCGCTGTCTGGCGCGACGACAAAGCGAGCTTTTGGCAACAGGGCAACTGGTTACGAGCTGAAGCTCGACTACGACAACATTTCCGACTCCATCACCGCTCAGCTGCTCGCGCATTACAACGGCAGCAACGGCACTTTCGAGCGCTTCACACTGCCGGCTGATCTGTTCGCTGGAATGAGCGACACGCTCCGCAGCTACATCCAAAGCCCTGCCAGCATTATGTGGGAATACGCTGCACCGCCTGAGGTGCAGTCGGTCTACGTCGGTCGCAGCCGGGTAGCGATCACGCTTCTCGGGGAGCTGAACTACTGATGCCTGAGCTGCGGATCTGCCAATTCTTCAAGCTGCTCACCACTGATGGCGTCACCCATCGGTACCAGAACTACTTCGTCGGCCAAAGCTCAAGTCTCCTGAGCGAAAGCTACGCCTTCGCCCCGTTTCGTGCTGAAGGTGCGCTTGCAACGCTGAACGGTGAAAACGCGCAGCTGCAGGTGCTATTTCCGCATGTGGATTTTGCTTTGGTGCTGGTCGAGCGCGGTGACGGCAACCGGCTGAGCGAGCTGACGCTGACCACCGCCTGGCTGAACGCAGCGGGCAGCATCACCAACACCGTGAGCGACTACTTCATTGGGCTTGGCGCCAGCTTCAGCGAAACCACGATCGAGCTGCGCTTCCGCTCGGCAGTCGACAGCGTTGGCTCGGCGTTCCCGGCCCGCAGTCTCACCCGCGAGCTGGTTGGTCCGCTGCCGCTGAACAGCGAGCTGTATCTGCGATGAACGATCTCGTGGGGCTGAAGTACGGCTGGGGGCACCGGCCAGGCGATGGCAGCGGCCGCACCGACTGCTTCCAGCTCGTCTGCGAGGTGCGCGATCGACTGGGCCTGAGCAGCTACCGCGAGCAGTTTGCGTGGGTCTACAGCGGCTGGACTGAGGAGACCTTCCCGCGTCGCATGCTGGCACGCTGGCTACTCGAGCACGGGAGGCGACTGCAGTTGCCGCAGACAGGTGCAGTAGCCTTGATGCCAGGGAATGCCGGCGGAGCGCTGGGAACCTTTGTGAACGACCGGACCATGTTTATTGGACCTGGGCAGGCGGTCATTCAGGCATCCGTTCCGCTTCAGGCAGCACGTTTCTTCTGGATGGTGCGATGACGCGGAAGCTGCTCCCCTACGAATATGAGCTGATCCGTGCGCTCAAGATCTCCAAGGAGGAGTATCTCGACTTCCTGTCGGCGCAGCATGATTTCACCCGTTCACCGGAAGACAAGCTGCAGGAAGTGCAGGCTGACTTTGGTGTAACTGCGCTAGTGCTGACCATTGTCGGCACCTTGTTTCAGGTGGCCAGCGTGCTGCTGGCACCGAAGCCTGAGCTGCCCGAGCAGAAAAACCAGCGCCAACGCCGCGACCAAGTCTTTGCGCCACGCTTCGGCTTCAACTCGCAGCAGGAGCTGGCCAAGTATGGCGACCCGGTCAACCTGGTCTACTGCAACATCGACGACAATCCGACAGGCGGCGTGCGTGTTGCAACGTCATTGATCTGGAGCGCTGTTCGCAGTGAAGGCAGCAGCCAGTTCATGCAGATGCTGACGGCTATTGGCGCGTCTGACATCGAGGCCATTGCGGCAGGGCGGATTGCTTTCGGGCAAACACCAATTCGTCAGCTCGCAGCTGGCAAGACGTGGACGTACTTGGGAGCAAACCGTCCCCTCCGCTTCAGCGACTTGATCCGCGGCGACGCATCAGATCCGACGCGAATTGGCGAGGCCGACAGTAGTTTTGCCTACCGTCCAACGCTGACCGGCAACGAGCACCAGGATGGCTTCAGCCAGGCGTTTTCACCGAGCACGATGACGCGCTTCGGCGTTTACGCGCCGATACCGATCAACGTCAACTACATCGACCGAGACGAAGACGGCGATGAGAAGTCTGCACCGCTCAACATCGAGCTTGAGAATTTCAGCACCTATTGGCCGCTTAATGTTCTCGACGACACGCGCAACCCGGTGCCCATCGGGCATCGCATCACGCTGTTAATCAAGAGGGTAACAAACAGCGGCAACGACACGCAGCGCGCGGCGAAGGAGCTGCGGCGCACGCTGTCGAGCTACATCGACGCCGCCAGCACGTACAAGCTTGGTTGCGCCAAATTCCGCATTGCCGAACCAATCAGCAATGTCGAGCTTGAGGATGGCTCGATGCGTGTCGTGATGGAGTGCATCGAGTCGGGCATCATGCCGACCGAAGATTACGGCACGATGGACTTCAAGAAGAATGGAGTCGAAGCGCAAAATGAAATCGTTCTGCTGACACAAGAAATAACAACCCTGCAAGAAACGTTGCTGCTCAACCCGCCGATTCTGCTGCCCGGCTTTGGCGACGCTGCGAACGCCAGGCTGGAAGAGCTGCGAGCACGCAAGCAGCAACTTGCTGATTTGACCGATCGGCAGTGGTCTGATGATGAGCTTGAGGGGATTCTCAACGGCAGCATTGATGTTGATGGTCCGGTTAAACGCGCTGCAGAAACATTGGATACGCTCAGAGACGAGCGTCGGGATCTGCAGTCCAAGATCGACGATGAACTCGACAAGCCAAGCGGCGAGCGCGACAGGGCTAAAATTAAAAAATGGAAAGAGCAGGTAGCCGAATACAACAAGGCAATCAAAAAAGCTCAGGCTCGCCTCGACCGGCGAATTGAGCGTTATGGTCTCGCTGATCGCGCCTACGACTGGAGCTATAGAGGCGACCGCAGGCGCACGGCCAAGGAAGAGCGCGCCTGGATCATCGACAGCGAAAAGGACACACTTAATGAGCTGTACCAGATTGCCGGCAACGCCAACGCCGTTGATACGGCTGCGATGGACGCTCGTAACAATGAGCTGCGTCGCACAATAACCACCAAGCAAGAGCGCATTGAATCGCTCAAGCGCTATCTCGAAAACGAGAACAGCTGGAACGACTTCTTTAACACCAAATGCTTGGTGAAGATGGAGGAAGCGGGCTACGAGACCATCACGGAATGCCGAGTGGTGGACTTCGCCCTCAAGGCTCGCGTCTTTAAGCGCATTCAAGGCCGTGCTTCCAAGTACGGCGAAGAGAAGGTTCGGAGGTATCGAGACAGCGACAACGGCACCAAAGTCCGCGCCGCCTTCTTCTGGCTGCTGTATCGGCGCACTGGCCAGGAGTGGAGCCGCGTGCCCTACATCTTCGGTGTCCGCCGCGGCGCTGATGTCGACAATTACATGTCACTGAAATTCATCGCTGACGACAACATCGGCAAGTGGCAGTTCCGTTTTGAGCCTATTGCCGAGACTGCTGCAGAGATGAAGTTTCATGGCAGGGTTGGGTTTGCTTATGTCGAGAACAGCGGAGACGTACAGAGCATCAGTGCCCCAGCAGGTGGCAGATTCGTTTTCCAAGGATCTCTGCGTGCTGTTGGCGGCCTCAAGCCACCCATCAACGTCAATCCCTACGAGGTCGACGAGTGGGGGCTGTTCTCGATGCGCTCCGACACGCAAATCAGCTTCAGCTTTGAGGGCGGCCCTGAATTCTCCATCAGCGCTGTCACGGAGCAGCGCATTGAGCCGTTCGCCAATTACCCCAGCCTTTACAGCGGCCTTTCGCTGCTTGGCTTCAACGCCTACAGCGGGCAGGGCATTCAAGATCTGCGCTCGCTTTCGGTGTTTGCCACCAAGGGCAAGAAGCTGCGCCGCCTGCGGGATGACGGCACCTATCCCAGCACGCCAGACGGAAGCAGCAGCTACGCGCCGGACATCTTCCTCGACACCATCCTCGACGGCGCCAATGGAATCGGCCGCTACGCCAGGGTCGGCGGCATCGACCTACCTGCACTTGCCCTGGCCAAGCGCTTCTGTCGTCAGAACCAGCTGTTCATGGATGGCGTGATCGCTGATCAGACGGCGTGGCGGCAGTTCTGGGCTGAGGTTGGCCCCTACTCGCTGCTGGAGCTCGGACGTGTTGGCGGGCGCGAAACGCTGGTGCCCGCAGTGCCGTGTGACGACGCTGGCAACATCACCCGCCAAGTGCCGATCACGGCACTTTTCAACCAAGGCAACATCCTTGAGGACAGCTACCGCGAGGAGTTCATTGACTTCGGCAGCAATGTTCAGGATCTGATCGCGTCAGTGATATACCGCGAAACCGAGCAGGACGGCGTTTTCGCACGCAATCGCAGCGTGGAGGTCAGCCGCCGGGACGCTGTGGAATCGAACAGCGTTCGCCAGTCCTTTGATCTGTCCCAATACGTCACCAACCGATCTCAGGCGATCCTGTTCGCCAAGTACCTGTGCAACCAGCGGCGCTACACCCGTCGAGCAATTGAGTTCTCGACCTTCCCAACGGACAGCGTGCTGGAGCCCGGCAGCTACATCTACGTCGCCATCGGCCAGAACCAGTGGGACAACGTGAGCACCGGCATCATCGAGACAGGCGGTGCGCTGAACACGCCGATCGGTCAGACGCCAAACGGCAGCGGGTTCAAGGCGCTGGTCTATCAATCCGGCAGCGCCGTCGTCCAAGTCGATAACGTCAGCGTCAGCGGTGGCGTTGCATCGGCTTTGGCGCCTTACGCCGGCCGCCTGTTCGTGCTCGGAACCTCGATCACAAGAAAGCGGGTATTCCGGGTCACTGAGGTGCAGATGGATGAAGAGGGCGAAGTTTCTGTGAAAGCGATCGAACATCCATGCCTAGAGTCCGGCGCGCAGACCTTGAGCTTGATTGCCGACTTCGCGGATAGTGGGTTCACCATCCGCTAGCCTGACCTCAGACTGGGGCGCAGTTAATGGGCTTTTACACCGGCCGCACCGGCAAGCTTGAGTTCTGGAACGGCTCGGCCTTCAAGCCGGTCGCGAAGATCCGCGACTGGTCGCTTGAAACCAGCCTAGAGCTGCTCAGCACCACTGTGGTCGACAGCACGGTCAGCACTTACACGCCTGGCATGAAGTCGGCCAGCGGCAGCGCCACGTTGCTGTATTACCGCTTGGAAGCAGGTGAGTCGGCAACGCTGGAGCAGTTCACCACGCTGCTGGCCAGGATCCAGAAGGTGGGCGCGATCACCGAGTCTGATCGCGTCAGACTCAGGCTGCGAGTTGGCGGCGACGCTGCCGATGACATTGAGTTTTACGCTTACATCACATCTGCTCAGGTGGGCGTCAGCACGGGCGAGCTGGTGTCGGTTCCAATTCAGTTCACCGTTGACGGCGACTTTATTGCGAACGGAACGATCGCATGACCTTCTTTCTCGGCACTAAGGGCAACGTAAGACTGCGCCGCGCCACGTCGACCATCATCGGCGAACTGGCGGACTCAATTGATTCGGCTGATGTCAACACGACGCTAAACCGCCTGAGCTTTGACTCGGCAGCCGACAACCTGCTGACTGGTGATCGCGTCGACATCAGCACGACTGATGCGCGCGGATTGCTGTTTTTCAATGTGTCCAACTGGTCGAGTGGGGTCGTTGAAAATACAATCAGCGCCTACGTCAACGTCAACGCTGCTGGTGGTCTGCGTTTCTTTGGCACCTTTGAAAGCGCGATCAACAACACGCGAGCGAACGAATACCCGCTGGTTGCCTTTGTCGGCGCCCCAGTGCCGATCACCTATCAGGTTCGCGACGTCAGCTCCAGCGTTCTGGGCAACGTCATCGACTACACCTTCGCCACTGACCGCGAAGCGATTGACGCCACATCGCTCAGCGACAAGTTTCGTCAGCTTTACAGCGCCGGCCTCCTGAGCGGCAGCGGCACTATCAACTGCGCGTTTGATTACACGACCTCTGGCGTAACCGAAACGCCGCTTTTGATGCTGCAACTGATTCAGCGTTTGGATATCGGCAGCGAGTTTGATTGCGGCCTATACCTGACCGACAAGGCTGTCGATGCTGGCGTTAATAACGTGTTTTACACGTTTCAGGCGATGATCACAAAGGCCGGCGTAGAGGTGCGAGCCGGCGACATTATTAACTGCGCAATCGACTTCGTTGCTACTGGCGAAATCCGCCTGCAGATCGGTCAGCTCAGCGAATACATCCTTAAGGAAGACGATGATCGCGTGAAGCTTGAGCAATCGCTCGACTTCCTGCTCAAGGAGATCGAGGACTAACATGGCTCTAGTAATGGCGTCCATGGAGACGAGCCTTGGCTGACCAGCGTATTACCCAGCTCACAGCTCTGCCCAAGGCATCGGTCGCTGCGACGGATGTGCTGCCGATCGCGGATGTCTCCGCATCGCAAACCAAGAAGGTCACCGCCAAGGATCTGGTGGATGCCGGCCTTGACCTAGTAGACGCCGGCAGCATCGACCTCGACAAGCTCGATCAGTCCAGCACGACCAAGATCGGGGCCACCGCGCTTGGCACAGGCTCTGTCACCGCCATCAAGCTGGCAAACAGCAGTTCGGTGGCAATCAGCGCATCGGCGCCGATCACCGACAACTTCGACGGCCGCGGCTGGCTCAACAGCAGCACTGGCGAGCTGCAGGTCTACCGCTCCGGCTCCTACGGCGCTGTCACGCCTGCGCTGGTGGATGGCTCGGTGACCACCGCCAAGCTGGCCGATGGCTCGGTCACCACGGCCAAGGCCAGCAACCTCGGCACCACAGCTCTTGCAAACGGAGCTGTCACATACGCCAAGATCCAGGACGTTTCCGCAACCGACAAGCTGCTTGGCCGCAGCAGCGCCGGCTCGGGTGATGTCGAGGAAATCACCTGCACCGCTGCCGGCCGCGCTCTGCTCGACGACGCTGATGCCACAGCCCAGCGCGCCACGCTCGGCCTCGGCACGCTGGCCACGCAGTCCGGCACTTTCTCCGGCACGCACAGCGGCACCACTTCTGGCACCAACACCGGCGACCAGACGATCACGCTGACCGGCGACGTGACCGGCTCGGGCACTGGCAGCTTCGCCGTCACGATCGCCAGCAATGCCGTAACCGAGGCCAAGATCAGCGCCAATGCCGTCACCACCGCAAAGGTGGCCGACGACAATATCACCGCGGCCAAGCTGGCCGACAACTCGGCTGCAGTGGTGGCCGCCACCGTGCCGGCAGGGTCCGGTGCGTTCATCGGTCAGCAGTGGGTCAACACCGCCACCGCGATCGAATACACCTGGGACGGCGCCACATGGGTGCGGCAGGCGTCGCTGAGCACGATCACCTTCAGTGATTCCAGCCCGCTGAATTTCAGTGTCGCCTACCCCGACGCTTACAGCGCCACCATCACAACATCGCTGGATCTGCAATCCGCGAACCGCATCCTGGCTGGCCCGACGACAGGCTCGGATGCTGCGCCTACCTTCCGCGCCTTGGTGCCATCCGACCTGCCGGACGCCACCAGTGTCACCAAGGGCATCATCCAGCCGGGCACCGGCCTGTCGATCAGCAGCGGCACGCTTAACCACAGCAACAGCACCACCGCCGGCACCTACACCAAGCTGACGGTCGACGCTCAAGGTCACGTCAGCAGCGGCACCACGCTGGCGGCTTCGGACATCCCAGCGCTCGATACCAGCAAGATCACCACCGGCACGTTCGCCACGGCGCTGCTGGCCGACGATGCCGTCACAGCCGCCAAGCTGGCCGACTATTCGACCGCCCAGATCGGTGCATCGCTGCCCACCGCCGACTTCATCGGACAGCTGCACCTCAACCCGCTGGAGCGCACCGTCTACATGTGGGACGGCAACGTCTGGCAGCCAGTTGGCATCACAGCCGGCACCGTCATCTTCGGCGGCACCTACGACGCCAACACCAACCAGATCGCATCGGTCACAAGCGAGGGCGCATCGCTTGGCCTGAGCGTCGGCAGCGCACTGCCGGCTGCTAGCACCACCAACCAGAACTATTTCGTCATCGTCAGCAATGCCGGCACGGGTGTCAGCCCAGCGCCAGCTGTGGCGCTGCTGCCACCGGACCTGGTGCTTTCGACCGGCAGCGCATGGGTGCGGATCGAGTCGTCTGACGCCTACATCGCGCAGGTCGCCACGCAGGTGTCCTTCACCCCTGCTGGTCAGATTGCCAGCAGCAACGTGCAGGCCGCGATCGAGGAGGTCAGCAGCGAGTGCCGCAACGCCACCAACATCACCAGCGGCACGCTGGCACCCACGGTCGGTGGCACCGGCATCACCACCTACGTCAAGGGCGATCTGATCGCCGGATCCGGCACGAACACGCTCGCAAAGCTGACTGCCGGCACCAACGGCTATGTGCTCAAAGCGAACAGCAGCACAGCGACGGGGCTTGAGTGGGCGGCCTACGACGCGCTGGTGACTGGTGGCGGCACCATGACCGGCAATCTGGAGATCGGCTCCAGCGCCGCGATCGTGTTCGAGGGCTCTACAGCCGACACCTACGAGACCACGCTGACCGTTGTTGATCCGACTGCAGATCGCACGATCACGCTGCCGAACAACACTGGAACAGTGGCTCTCACCAGTGATCTCGATGAGGGAACTTACTGAGGGCCTCTAGACTGACGCGATAACTTCCGGCCCTGAAAGGAGGGCGTTAAGGAATGGCACTGCAGCACCTGCGCTCTAGCACTGCAAACAAGCGCCCTACCCCGGCCGGCATGTCGGATGGCCAGCTGGCCATGAACACCAACAGTGCCAGCCCTGGCTTGTTCTTGAAGGACAGCGCTGGCGCACTGGTGAAGGTGGGTCCGGTGCATGTTGGCACCACTGCGCCGAACGTCTCACCGGCCAGCGGCGGCCAAGCCGGCAACAGCACCGGCGAGCAGTGGTTGGATACAAGCGTCAGCCCAAACCAGATGAAGGTTTGGAATGGTAGTGCATGGGTCGGCATTGTGGCCGACGAACTGCCTGTTAGCAAGTTGCAGGATGGTACTGCTGGGCAAATTGTCCAAACAGATAGCGCCGGTACGGGCGTGGAATGGAGCAGCACAACAAATCTGCCTATTGCTAGTGCCGCAGCACCTGCCTATAGCTTTCAGGGCGACCCGAACACCGGCCTCTACAGCCCCGGCGCGGACCAGCTGGCAATCAGCACGGCTGGCACGGGGAGAGTGTTTGTTGATGCGAATGGACGTGTTGGGATTGGCGGGTCTCCATCAACTGCGCTCCATCTTGGCGGAAGCTCATCGCAAACAATCCGAATCAACTCAAATACGAGTGCAGGCTTCGTCGGAACAACTGGCTATATCACGCAGATCGGGGCAAATCGAAATCCGATTGACGGCTCCATTGTCAATACGGGTACGGCTACCGCTTTCATCAATCTTGAGGCTGATGTAAGCAACGGTAGTATCCAGTTCTGCACAACAGGAACAAATAATGCCGCCGCGCTAGAGCGGATGCGCATCACCAGCGACGGCAAGGTCGGCATTGGGACGAGTTCGCCTGATTCGGCTTTGCAGGTCAACGGAGCAGGTGGAATTAGAATTAACGAAGATGGCGCTGGCACCAAACTTGTTCAGTTAAGAAGTGATTACGCAGGGCAAGGGCCAGCAATCAATGTTTTTACTAATGATCCGCTGTTATTCCTAACAAATAACAGCGAACGCCTGCGCATCACCAGCGACGGGAAGGTGGGGATTGGGACGAGTAGCCCCGGAGGCGCTCTAGATGTTGTTGCTGGCAACACTAGCAACTATGCAATTATTGCAAACAACAGCTACTCAACCGGCGACCAAAACTTCCTTCAGTTCAAGGCTAGTTCCACGATCATCGGAGATTTCAACCGCCCCAATGGCACAAACGACGTCGAGTTCAATGCTGGATTTGGGGCGATTGCGTTTGGAACCGGAACTGCTGGCACAGCAACGGAGAAAGTCCGCATCGACAGCTCCGGCAGGCTGTTGGTGGGGACGAGTACGGCGCGTGACCCGGCCGGTGAATCAAAGATTGAAGTTTTTAATGGGCCAATCTCAGTCTCAACATTTGCTAACTCGACTGGCTTCTACGGTCTTAACTTTATTAAGTCCAGAGGCACGTCTACTAACGTAATCGTTCAGAATAACGACAGCCTTGCTGCTGTAAGATTTTTTGGGGCTGACGGTACTACCTTCCCTGAAGCCGCGAGAATTGAATCTTTTGTAGACGGCGCCCCCGGCACCAACGATATGCCGGGCCGCCTGGTCTTCTACACCACCGCCGACGGAGCGAGCAGCCCGACGGAGCGGATGAGGGTTGACAGTCTAGGTCGAACGCACCTTTTTACTGGCAGCAACCATGTACTAAGAGTTGCTTCGTCAACTGGTGCGGGTACATCGATCATTTTAATTCGTGGCCTGTATTCTGCAACAGATAACGCAGACTCAGGTTCAGAATCATTCCGTGTATTCACCAACGGAGACGTCGTCAATACCAACAACTCCTACGGCTCCATCTCCGACATCAAGCTAAAGGAGAACATCGTTGATGCCAACTCCCAATGGGATGATTTAAAAGCTCTCCAGGTCCGCAACTACAACTTCAAAGAAGGTCAGACCCACACCCAAATCGGCCTGATTGCCCAAGAAGTTGAGCAGGTTTCCCCTGGCCTCGTCACCGAATCTCCCGACCGTGATGAAAAAGGCAATGACCTTGGCACCGTCACCAAGAGCGTCAACTATTCGGTGCTCTACATGAAGGCAGTGAAGGCGCTGCAGGAAGCAATGGACCGCATCGAAACCCTTGAAGCCAAAGTTGCAGCCCTTGAGGGCGTGTGATCCCCGCTAACCTGCCAACATCGGACCCAACCCATGGCAAAATCCACCCCCGTCATCACCTGGGACATCGCCAACCTTGAGCGCGAGCTAAGCGATGGCTACGTCTACACCGCTCACTGGACGGTCAGCTCCGCCCTTGGCGAGTTCTCCGCCGGCGCCTACGGCTCGATCGGTTTTGAGCGCCCCGACGACGAGCTGATCCCGTTTGAAGACCTGACCAAGGAGCAGGTACTCGACTGGGTCAAAGACAAGCTCGGCGCCGAGCAGGTCGAAACCATCGAGGCCGGCCTCGCGTCACAAATCGCTCAACAGCAAGCGCCGCAGAAAGCCAGCGGCCTCCCCTGGGCCTAAACTTCCAGCGTCCAAAGGACCACACATGAAAGAACAGCTCGTTCAACTCATCGACGCCTACGCCGCTGCACGCGCCAGCGGCAACGGCACCCTCCAGCAGTTCGCAGCCCAGCAGCTCTCCGGCTTCCTTGAGGCCATCGACGTTACTGCCAAGGAGCAGCCTGCTGCCGATGAAGGCGACGCCAGCGAAGGCTGATGGTCGCCACTCTCCTGCTGGCCATGCTCCTCCTGATGGGCTGGAGCATGCTGGCGATCAACCCGCGCACTGACGACTGATGGCAGTCAAGTCCAAGGTCGGCACTGCTCGCGTCGAGCACCAGCCCGGCCGCCCAAAAACCACCAGCCAGGGGTACGGCCAAAACAGCCGGCCCCGGCGGCGTGGGCGCAAGCCTCTCCGCGGGCAGGGTCGGTAATGGATTCCGCCGAACGGGAGAACTGGCGAAAAGTCAAGGAAGCCCTTGAGAAGGCGGGAAAGACCGACAACCACTACTACCGCCGCGCCCTTGCCATCCTTGCCACTGGCCGCGATCCTTTCGACAGCGAACCGCCTCGGTAGAATCGTTCGGTCGAAGGAAGCAGCATGGAGCGCGAGGTGTCACACAATGACATCTACCGTGAGCTCGGCGAGCTCAAGGGCATGATGTCTGCCCTCATCCTTCACAGGGAAAGGGATAATGACGACAAAAAGGAAATTTTTAAGCGCATCGGCCTGCTTGAAACCCGGATGGGTCAGGTGGTCATCCTGGCCGTAGTCGCCAGTCTCGTGTTGCCACCCGTGTTCTCGTTCGTTGGCCAGCACTTCCAGCTCAATCTTCGCCCCACTGCTGCTGTCGTGAGCGGCAAGCAAGGCTAGCCTTGGAGAAACCTCATGGTTCCCGGTATGGACCCCACCACCGCCGCTATCGTCGCCATCGCAGTCGCCGCCCTGTCTGAGGCCATCGCCCTCAGCCCGCTGCGTGCCAACAGCATCATTCAGCTGGTTCTCCAGTTCCTGCGCCTGGCCTTCCCAAAGCGCTGACGATCGGCCCAAGACTCGATCGCGCCATCGAGGACTGGCATGCAACCCAGCCACCCAGCATGCCAGCCCCGGTGATCGAGCATCATCCGATCGACGAGGAGCTGCAGACCGGCGATAGCCGGCTGCTTGGTGGTGCAATGGAAATCAAGTCGCCTTGGAGCCGAGAGTGACCAATACCGCCTCGATCACGCTGCAGCAGCTGTTCCGGTACTACAAGGCCCTGCCTCACCAGGCAGCGGCCATCACTGAGCTGGAAGCTGACCTGCGTCAGAACGGCTACGAGGACGCCATGCGCCGCGATCGGCCGTGGTTCCAGGCCTGGAGCCAGGACGGCAAGCAGGCTGATCTTGCCCCTGCCCTGGCCATTATCAAAGAATTCGAGGGCTGCCGCCTGTCGGCCTACCCAGACCCCGCCTCCGGCGACGATCCCTGGACGATCGGCTACGGCACCACCCGCTACAGCGATGGCCGGCCGGTCAAGCGTGGCGACAAGATCAACGTGATCGAGGCTGACCTGCTGCTTCGGCAAGAGATCGATCGCATCTGTCAGAAACTCGCAGGCACCATCCCTGGCTGGAACGAGCTGGGCGATAACCAGAAGTCATCGCTCGTCTCCTTTGCCTACAACTTGGGTGATGGTTTCTACGGCGGCGCCAACTTCAACACCATCACAAAGGCCCTGCGCGAAAAGCGCTGGCACGATGTGCCCGGCGCCATGATGCTCTACCGCAATCCCGGCACCAACGTAGAGGCCGGCCTTAAGCGCCGCAGAAAGGCCGAGGGCGATCTCTGGCTTAAGGACATGCCCGACATGCCCGGACGCCAGACGTTAGACGCCGTGAAGCTGAACGTGCCCTACTTCAGCCAGCGGGACAACAAGTCCGGCCAGGGCTACCGCGAGTGCTTCAGCTCCAGCTGTGCGATGGTCGCGGCGTACTTTGGCGAGGTCAAAACTGACGATCAGTACAACGTCACACGAGCCAAGTACGGCGATACCACTGAAGCCAATGCTCAGGTCAAAGCACTCACCGAGCTCGGCCTCAAGGCGCAGTTCCTGCAAAGTGGCACTGTGGCGATCCTCGAGCGTGAGATCCGCGCCAGCAGGCCCGTGGCGGTCGGCTGGCTGCACCATGGCACTGCAGCGGCGCCTTCGGGTGGCGGGCATTGGAGCGTAGTCATCGGGTTCGATAAAGAGTCCTTTCTGCTGAACGATCCCTACGGCGAGGCCGACGTCGTCAACGGCGGCTATGTCAACACCAGCGGCGCCGGCGTGCGCTACTCACGCAAGAACTGGCAGCGGCGCTGGGAAGTCGACGGTCCGGGCAGCGGCTGGATGATGCTGGTCACGAAGTGACGAATTGCGACTGAATGGTCGAGCCTGTCGGTTCGGCGGTAATTTGATTCATCCCATGCAAGTCGCATGATCCTCCACGACCTTGAAATCCGCCGCCTGTGCCAAGACGAGCGGATGATCGTTCCCTTTGATCTCGACCAGCTCAACCCTGCCAGCTACGACCTGCTGCTGGGCAACGAGATCATGATCGAATCCGCCGTCAGCGATGATCTGGTGCGGGTCGACATCAGCGAATACTGCCAGGAAGATCCCTACTACCTGCGCCCCGGCCAGTGGATCCTCGCGGAGACCTGGGAGACGTTCAACATGCCCGACGACATCGCTGGGCTGTTCTTTCTCAAGTCCAGCCGCGCGCGTGAGGGCCTTGAGCACAGCCACGCCGGCTTTGCCGACCCTCAATGGAACGGCTCCAAGCTGACCCTTGAGCTCACCAACGCCCGCCAGCTGCGCTCACTGCCGATCTGGCCGGGCAAGAAGATCGGTCAGATGGTGTTCTTCCTGATGGCTGGGATCCCGGACATCTCTTACGCCGCCGTCGGACATTACAATTCGCAACCTCAGGTGATGCCGTCATGGGAGTCAAACTAATCCACCGCACACCCGACGCCGAGCGTCTGATCGTGAAGATGGCGCGGGTGTCGGCGCCGAACAACGCCAACAACATGGAGACTGGGCCAAAGCTGCTGCGTTACCTGATCAAGCACAGGCACTGGAGCCCGTTTGAGATGGCTTCGATGTGCGTTCAGATTGACACTGAGCGTGACATCGCAGCGCAGATTCTGCGACATCGGTCGTTCAGCTTCCAAGAGTTCAGCACTCGCTATGCGAAAACTGGCATGGCGGAAATTCCAGCGCTCAGGCGTCAAGACACCGCCAACCGGCAAAACAGCATCGACGACCTCCCGGACAACCTGCAGTCCGAGATGGAGCGAAGAATGTGCGTGCTGATGATGGACTCGTTTCGCTTGTATGAGGACATGCTGCACGAAGGCATCGCCAAGGAAACCGCCCGCCGGATCCTGCCCCTCTGCACGCCCACCACGCTGTTCATGGTGGGTTCACTCCGGTCGTGGCTGCACTACATCGATGTGCGGTGCGATCCATCGACTCAGCTTGAGCACCGCGAGATCGCCGAAGGCTGCCGGGCTATCTTCAAAGAACAGTTTCCGGTGATCGCCGAAGCCGCATGGGGATGAGATTCGCCACCCGCGACGGCAGCGTCACTCCTGAGGAGGGTCTCAAGACCGCCTACGAGCTGTTTCGCGACGGCCGCCCAAAGGAGGCGGCCATGATGTTTCTCGTCTACGCCGATCCCGACGACATCGGCGTGGTCGGCGAGAGCGAGTACACCGCCCTGGCCAAGCACCTGACCGAGATCATGGCGAACGTCGCGATCTTCAACATGCTCTGCGACGAGCAAGTGCAGCCGTTGCTCGATGAGAACGGCGAGCCGGCTTACAAAACCTCGCCCTGGTACGACGAGGACTACAGCCCCAGCTGATCAGCAACTGCTCCAGCCATCGCCTGCGCCCCATCCTCGAGCAGGTGAGCGTAACGGCTGGTTGTGAGCGGACTGGCGTGGCCGAGCAGGCTGCCGACTTGCGGCAGCGTCAGTCCGACTTTGGTGATCGCCACCGATGCCCAGTGATGCCGCAGGTCGTGCACCTTGAGGCCCTTGATGCCGGCTAGTCGCATCAGTTCCTCCCACAGCTTCTGATACCCGACTAGGTGGCCGTCGCCGTCCCCTGCGATAATCCACTGTGTATTGGATTTGAGACGCAGTTCTCGCAAGATGAGAATTCCTGCAGGAGGAATATGCACTACGCGCTCGTGGCCAACCTTCTCGCCGGTCTTATGACTGTCCGGCGGGATCACCATCAGCCCTGCATGCTCGTTGACCCATTCCCATCTGCCACGGCAGATCTCGCCCACGCGGCAGCCCGTCAGCATCAGCAGCCGTACCAGCTGCGCAAAGCGCCAGCGCAGTGGCGTCGTGGCTATCGCATCCAGTGCAGCCACCAGCCGCTGCCGCTCTTCGTTTGACAGGTAACGCCGCCGCTTGCGCTCGGTGTTGCTTGGCACCTTGGCGCAGGGGTTGTCGGCCCGCATGCCCCACAGGATTGCCAGGTTGAACGCCTTGCGGAGCACCGCCAGCGTCCGGTTGGCCTGGATCGGCCGAATGCGGGAGAGCAGCCGCATTACATCGGCGCTGGTGACCGTCTGCACCTTGTGGCGGCCGAGCGCCGGGATGATGTGGACCGCCCAGATGCTCTGATAGCCCTGCGCTGTGCGCAGCCGGAGCTTCGGATAGTGCTCGGCGAGCAGGCGCTGGTAGAGGTCGGCCATGTCCGGGCCGCGGCGCAGCTCCTGGCGGGCGCTGGTGGGTGCATGCCCACGTGCCACGGCGGCGAGGATCTTGTGCGCCTCCTCGCGGGCCAGGGTGCGGTTGAGGACGTCGGCCCGGCCGATCTTGTGATGCTGCTGCTTGCCGCTCGGCTCGCGGTAGCGCAGGTACCAAGTTTCGACCCCGCTCGGCAGCACCAGCAGGCCCAGCCCGGTGACCTTGGTGTCGGGCTTCCACTCGCGTTTCATGCGTCCCTCCATTCGCGCACTATTCGCGCAGATTTGCGCGAATTAGCGGTAAGTTGCGCGAATGGCTCGGAAATTGCAAGCGCGAATATCAATGTTGAATCATAGGTTTAGTGAGGTATCGTGAAGTTCCGTGAGACCATAAAAAACGACTTTTAATCAGTTGTTCAGGGCCGGAAATGTGAACGAAAACAAAGGGTTGGCATTAGGCAAAAACACTGTTCGCGCACTATTCGCGCAGTCGGGCCCATAGCTCAACGGTAGAGCAGTCGACTTTTAATCGATTTATCCGAGTTCGATTCTCGGTGGGCCTACCAATCCCGCACTGATCCCAAAGAAACCCTTGGCTCCAGGTGCTGATCGCTACCGTCTTTGAAGACCTTGTGCGGTGGCGCCCATGGCGGCCTACCTCCTTGAAGTAAGCGCCAAGGTCGTGGTGCATTCCGACGTCGAGTCGATCGAGGAATTCCTCGAGAACGTCTACGCGCGGATCTCAGAGTTCATCCCGAGCGACGAGCACATCGTCGACATTGAGCTGGATGCCTTTCCCCTACCCCAGGAATCAGGTGGATCACCAGATCTCGGATACGGAGCTGATACCGAGGAAGGAGGCGAAGCTCCGGTTTCGTGACCAGATCCTGCTGAGGTGGGACTACTGCTGCGCCTACTGCGCCGAGCCGCTTGGAAGATCGGCCACGCTGGATCACGTTGTTCCGAAGGCTAAGGGCGGCGCCACTGAGCGCCAAAACTTGATTCCAGCATGCCTCGCGTGCAACGCGCACAAGCAACATCACGACTGGCTGCCGTGGTTTGAGTCTCAGTCGTTCTTTTCTGAGATCAGGGCCCAAATCATTCACGAATGGGTCTCGCAGCCCATAGATTGATGCTTCCTCTGATTGGCAGAGGGCGTTCCGTTGTGGCAGGCAGCGGTGAGGCGTGCGGATGCGTGAGTCGGCGTCACCTGCCACCCCTATCGCGCCAGCAGGTGGTCAAGGTACAGCTCCGCCTGCCAAAGGTCCGAGCTGTAGCGGCAATACCCCTTGGCGCAACTGACGTAGTACAGCTCGCCGCCGCCTTCCGGCTCAAGCGTCTCGATGTAGCCGCCGTCCCGCTCGTGACGGCTGATCACTATCGGGTGGGACATGACTTAAAGACCGAGCACTGGGCAGCGAACCTTCCACCAGTCTGGCGAGCTTCAGGCCAGCCGAAGTCGCAGTCAGCATTCACTGGCAGCCAGTGGACGCACTGCCAGCACATGGGCTTGTTTTTGGCATTCTTTTGGTGTCTTCGGCGGAAATCGAAATAGATCCTTTCCGCCCTGAACACTGCCTCGTTCGCGTCGGATGTTTCTAGGCAGGTCTTCAGCTGCTGTTCAGCTGTCGACCCGAGCCTGATGCGCAGATACCAGATGCTGGCCTCCTGATGGAGGATCATGCGGCCGGCGTGGTATCGCTTTTGTGCCATCCGAGCGCTGCGTCGATCTTGCGACGAAATTCTTCAATGCTGCCGTCATTATCGATGACAACATCAAATCCGTCCCAGTCGTCCAGACCACCTTCAGAAACGTGTCGGCCATCATGTACGGCTGATGGACGCACGATCTTCCAGAGCTGGCCGCCGGCGGCCTTGACAGTTTCCGCCTCGTTTAGGAAGCGGACATCGTCGGTGACGACATGGTCGTGCCGGCTGGCGCGGGCATGCCAACACTGCAGCCAAGTGTCTGCACCGATCCGCTCGCGGCCCCATTCTGTGCCGAGTGTCTGCAGAATCCACCGGACACTGCAGCCAAGCTCAGGCACGATGAAGCCTTTATCGATCCAGACCAACTTCAGGGCATGGTCTTCGCGATAGCCGAGGCTGACCAAGAACGACACCGCCATCCGCTTGAGCGGCTCGGCAAAGCTGACCGGCTGGAAGCAGTGGTGCGTGAGAACGGTTGCAACAAAGGTCTTCCCGGATTGCGGCGCCGGGCTGTAAAGGCCAATGATCATCGGTCGAACTCCTGAACAGCCCACCAAGCGGCGCGAGCCTCATCAGCGCTGTTGCGCATGAATTCTTGCCAGAGGCCGGTGTAGGTCTTGCGCAGCGGATGGCCCTTCGGCAGCTGGTCGCGACCTGACTGCTCGTAGAGATATTCAAGAAATTCCGCCTTGGGTTGTTCTGTAGCGGGGTGGCAGTCAAACATCGTGTCCAGCAAGCAAGCGAGCGTGTGCGAGAGCCTCTGAGTGGGTCACAAACGAAGGCCCCCAAGTGACGTAGTTGCCGTCGAAGCACCATGGCTGGAAGACCAAGCCAAGGCCGCGATCGACGGGGTGGACGCCATAGCAGGGATGGTTCTGGCCTTTCCAGACGCCCTGCTCAGAGTGAATCACCATTCTGGGGCAAGGCCAAGCACTTCGACCTGGCAGCCAGGGTGAAGTTCAGCGGCGGTCCAGTGAGCGTTGGTGGCCGTGACGGCCCAGGTGCGCCAGAGCGTGGTAGTGCCGTCTGGTCGAGTGAGGCGGACGTTGTAGAAGCCGGGCATCAGGGGAGGATCTTCTTGAGAACACAGATGGCTGCGATGCAGAACAGCCAGTAGCCGCAGGCTAGGAGAAGAGCGGTTTGGAGGGTCATTGGGTGTCATCTACGGCTGCAGACTCGGCCAAGGCGGCGCGGGTGCGGTTGAGCAGTTGATGCACATGCTCAAGGCTGACGCCACTGACTCCAGAGGCAATGATCAAGCCGTACCAGGAAGATAGCTGCTGCTCCAGCTCGGAGCACAGGGCTTTGTAATCAGTCATGCCCCTCCAGCTCGGCGGCGATGGCGAGGAGTTCGGCGCGGATCTGATCGTGCGCGTCCCACCAGTCCACACTGTTGACAGCAGCGCGCAAGTAGTTGGCCGCATCCGGCACCACCTGATCGGCAGCAGCTCGCAAGGCGGCGGCGATGGCAGGCAGGTAGTGCCAGTCATCTGGCTTGCCACTGGCGGCACGGTTGAACTCCCAGAGCACTTGTTGCGCGGCGGGGGAGAGAGGTTTAGTCATTGGTTCCCCCAGCGGGCAAGGACGGCGCGGGCGAAGCCGACAGGATCGGCGCAGCCAAACTCTGGAGAGGTGCTGATCCAATAGTCGTACAGCTCCTCATCCGTCGGCCCCTGCTGCTCGGGCTGGGCCAGGGCGGCGTAATGCCGCTCAATCAGTTGCACCAGCGTGTCGGCGTTGAAGTTGGTGACCCAGCCGCAGCGGATCAGCTTGTCGCGCAGGGTTTCAGTCATCGAGTTCATCTGATTCTCCGCGCAAGATTGCTAAGTCGGATTCTGTTGCAGCCCTGAGTTGAACTTCGATGCCCAACATAGGGCCACTGACTTGCATTTGATCCATGAGTTCTTCAAGCCAAGCAAGCGCAAAATCCCTTGCTGACACCCATCCAGCGTCGTCGTCGTCATGCGGCAGTATGTAAGAGTCGTGCTCGCGACATGGGCCGCTGATTTCCCAAACAATCTTGGCGGTAATGTTAGTCATGGCGAGTCATGGGCCGAGTAGGTGCAAGCAGCCCGCAGTAGCAGGCCCAAAAGTCAGAAGCAGTCCAAGGTGTTCCGCTCTCGTGGAGCAGTGGCATGGCATTGCTGATGGCCTGCGCATCCCGGTAGTTGACGAAGCTGCCGTAGTCCTTG